CCTAGCGAAACCAACAATTTCCTTGCCAAGATAACGACGTTTGACCATCACCATTCCGCCGTTGCGCTGATCTCCGGTTCCGGAGGTATTGCCCTCGATGCATAGAACGCTGGTCTTGCCTACCTTGACCACAATGCCGATGTGACTGATGCGATCAATGCCATCGTGTGGAAAGTCCATAAAGCATAAATCGCCAAGCTGCGGCTTATCCTCAATCCATCGCCCTAGCTCCTTCATCTTATGAGCTCCGGCAGCCGTTGAAACCATTGATGGAATCTTGACGCCGGCAGTGTGAAAGACCCAGTTGCAGAAGGATCCGCACCAGGGCAATCCATCGGCCTTTGTAAACTTGCCGTACTTAGTCAGATTCTCGCCACTCTCGACTGTGCCGACTTCAGCTAGTGCGACCTCGATGATCCGTGCAGCAGTGCCGTCAGGATAATTAGACATCATCTCTCACCATTAATGGAAAATCTTGATCTTCCGGTACAGGAGCGACAAATACGTCATTGATTGGATCATAGGTGTCACCGATTCCAGCGTATTTACCGCGAATCTTTGCATTGTAAGAAGTACGCACACAGGTTTGTCCTCTGTAGTTTGCATACCATTCTTCAGGCGTCAAGCCGTCAATTACTTCAGTCTCATCTTTACCGACAATAACCTCTGTAACAATGTTGTTCTCATCTAAGAACGCATAGTGAGCCATTAGATAGTCACCGACCCTGTTCCTGCTGTGAATGAATAAATCTTGTAACCACCTGTGGTTGTCTTTGTGTAAGTCAATCCACCGCCAATAGATGTTAAATCTGCGAAAGTATCTGGATAACGAATAATGACAATACCTGAGCTTCCATTTCCTCCGTCACGACCTGATCCACTAGCTGCACCCGCGCCGCCGCCTCCCGAACCCGTATTTATTGTTCCATTAGTTCCATTGGCAGCTTTTCCACCATCTCCACCAATACTCGAACCACCAGTTCCTGCTGGCAATGGTCCGTTATATGTTCCAGCTCCTCCGCCGCCCGCATAAGTTACTGACGCACCTGAATAAGAATTGGCTGTTCCGGTTCCACCATTTCCACTACTTACACCACTAGCCCCAACAGAGTTTGCTCCGCCGCCGCCTCCGCCGCGATATTGAGTTGCAGCAACACCATTTCCTCCGTCATTACCTTGCCCAGCAGTACCTAGCCCACCAGTAACTGGATTTGAGTTTGCTCCGCCGCCGCCTCCCGAACCACCATTGGAAGGTGTCGTATTTCCTATTGCGCGCGAACCAAATCCACCACCTGTCGATGTGATAGTTGAAAATACTGAATCGTTACCGATAGTTCCATTTGTGCTTCCGCTCGCAGAAGTGCCGCCCGCTCCGCCTGCACCAACAGTTACTGTGTAAGAATTACCTTTAACTATGGAAAATGAAGCAGCCGTTCTAAAACCACCAGCCCCGCCGCCGCCCGCACCGTTTGCCGTTGAATCTGAAAGTGATCCTCCGCCTCCGCCTGCGCCTGCTACAACAAGGTAATCGACTGCACTTAAAGCGGCAACGCCAGCCTGTGCAGCAATTCCTAAAATTGGATTACGCATTACGCAATTCCGCCAATAACTGTCCAAGAATTAGCAGCTAGTTTGATTGCACTTGCAATCTTGTATCTAGCCAATACTGGTGATCCGATAGTTGCTCCGGCTGAAACGACTGTTGTTGTTCCTGGTGTTGTTGCAGTGATTGTTGTAACTCCTGCGCCTTTCATGTAAATGTTCAACACTGTTCCAATGTCAAAATTGACGCTTGCATCTGTTGGAATGTTAAATGTATTTGCTGAAGCGTTGTCCATTGTGACAAGACTGTTTGTCCCGTCTGCTAAGACGGCAGTGTAAGATGTGCCTGTTTGTGCGTTAATTGTCAGTGATGAATCGTCTTGAGCGATCCAAGTAAAGTCCATATTTGTATTAGATGCCTTTGATAACACTTGACCAGTTGTGCCACCAAGTAGATCTTGCAGCGACGTATCAACGCCCTGGCCGAATGTGTTGAAATCTGCTGGGAGATTGGTAACGAGCGAAGAGCTCGTCGGCATGACCCAGCCGAAGTAGGTAGTTGGATTTGCCATCGTTTCTCCTTAATTGACGACTAACGCGTCTGCGTAGTCAAGTGTAGGACTGAGTGTGTTGAAAGTTTCGGCGACACTTACATCTTGCCATTCCATTGCCTGGAGTGAGAATGGCAGTGGAGAAACAAGAAGAGTAATTGAGAGTTCGTTGAAAGAAGCCTGGAATCGCCAGCCCTCGACGAAGCCCAAGAAGTTTCCAGACTGCATATTGACCGGCAAGTTTGAGAGCGAAATAGGCTGACCCATAAACACATTGATAAGAGCGTCACGATCTGCATCATCGACTTCTGGATTGGTAAGTGCAAAAGTGATGGATTCTAGGAATGCCTGTGGCTGGGCTCGTAACGTCAGATAGAAATTGGCCTGATCTTCGGCATCGCTCGCGTGCTGTAACGAAGTCGTAATCTGTTGAGCCAGTTTTCCATAGAGTGCGATTGAAGCTGCATCGGTAGCCTCTTTAATACCAGACTTCCAGACGATAGCAACGTCGTTGCGAATATCTCCGGCTTTAGTCTGAATCTTAATTCCACGGCCTAGAGCTTGATTGGCATCTAGATCCGTGTAGCCGTTAGTGGCTAAGTAAGTTGAACGATGCGTCGAGTCGGCATAAGAAATCTGACCTTCGGCATCTTCGTAAATATAGCCAAGACCCGAAGTCGCAAGGTCGGCCACTAGATTCCAAGTAATTGTCTGATTAGATCCGCGAGCTGCAAGCTCGTAATTGCCTGGACGATCTATTTCTCCAAGCCCTGTATTTTCCGCATTAGCCCAAGTATCCGTCGCTGGTGTGTAAGTCGCCCATGTAAGAGCTGCTGGAACCTCGCCCCAGTTATTAACTAATAAATCTTCGAGGATTGTATAGATCTGGTCGCCATCGAAATCCTTTTGTAAGACGCCCAGAGTTAAGGCCTTCTGAAGCCTTGAAAGGGCTCCTAGAGCCGTGATGGTGACTTCCTGAGTGATTGCCACTGACCCAGTCTGTGAAACTGTCACCGCAACGTCCACGATGCTTCCGCCAAAGATTGGAACGTAAGCTCCGGCCGTGTCTTTGACTTGGATTGAGACTGCGTCATTAATTTGAGCAGTAATGGCAGCAAGATTGAGATTGATGAGATTGATTGTGCAATAGCCGGCTTGAGCCTGTTCGTAGATATTAGATCGCCCTGATGAAATTGAAAGGTTGGCTAGAACAACGTCAGTGTATTCAATGCCTGCAATTAAGACTTTCCACTCTGGAGCCCATTGTGTCATTAGATTGCCTGAAGTGCGCCGGCTCCGCCAGTGCCACGATAGAACGAATCATTGAGCACGCTGATAATTGTGCGAGCAGTGCCTTCGGCATCGATTGCGCCATTGACTGTCAGATTGATTCGAGCAGCGTTCTGAGAATCCGTAAATCCTCCGCCGCCCATAGCAGCTAAACGAGCCGCATTCTGTGAATCGGTAAAGCCTCCACCTGCTGCTGCTGCGACTTTGATTGCGCCTGCTGCTGCTGATGCAATTCCTCCTCCTCCTCCTCCGCCGCCGCCTCCGCCTCCGCCCATAGAAGGAACGACGATTACTGGCACTGATGATCCACCGCCGCGAATTGCACCTGGCGCGCCTGTCGTAGCAAATGATTGTCCGCTAATTTTTGACTCTATAAGACTACGCGTCTCAGAAGCAGACAAGCCCCATTTACTTGGATCAGTGATGACACCTAATAAACCTAAAGTATATGAAGCAAACTTAACAACCTTATCCAAAGCCGCGATAATGGTGTTAAGCCAGCCAATCATCTTTCCTAATCCTGAGCTTTGACCTGTATTAGCTTCGCTATTGAACACGCCGAACATTTTAGTCAATGAAGTTGTAAGACCTTTTACTGTTTCTCCAAAACCGAATGCAGCCGTTTCAGTTGTTGTCATTCCGTCTTTTAATTTTCCTTTACCACTAAATCCTAAAGCGAAAGCATTAAAAGCTGGAAGGACGTTGTCGTTGATGTAGTCAATTAAGGACGTAATCATTGGCAATAAACCTTGACCAATAGTTTCTTTCGCTTCATCGAAACTAACTTTTAAGATTGCAATTTTGCCTTCATAAGTCTCTGCATTTGCGGCAGCAGCGCCACCAAATAAATCTGTCAATTTTTGCTGAACATCTGTGAAGGACATTGTTTTGAGTTCTGCTGCGGATAATCCAATTCCTAGCTTGCCTAGAGCTGCCGTATTGCCGTCGTAGGCTTTACCGATTGCATTGGCAACAGTTTCAAGTGGCTTTCCAGTGGCCGTAGCAACATCAAGGGCGACAGTGAGAAGATCCTGGGCTTTACTAATATCTCCAGTAGAGATTGCTAATCGCTGCAACGCTGGACGAAGTTTGTCATCTGCCACACCAGTGGCCAAAGACATTTTAAGAATAGAAGCTTCGGTTGCTGCAATTTGCGCATTGGTTGCACCAGTAGCATTTTCTAAAGCATTGGCCAGTTTATTTTGTGACGCTTCATCTTCAATCGCAGCCTTGACTCCATCAATTCCTATTTTAATTGCATAAGCTCCAGCAGCGGCTCCGGCTGCGGCGAAAGCCAATCCTGCTTTTTTGCCAAAGTCAAGCATCTTTGTTGAAGAGCTATCGACGTCCGTATTGGCTGCATTGAGCGATTTTTTTAGTTGATCTACATCAGCAAGAATCGAGAGCTTGAGTGTGCGCGATTGTCCGGCCATTTACCACTCCCTTAAGATTCTGTCGAAAGCAGTTTCCCACTTTGCAATCAAGTCTGGCT